GATCATCGCGACGACCGTCGCGGGTATCTCGGTCCGTCGCATCGGTTCGCGGCGGATTGTCCCGAGGGCGGTAATCGTTCGACGGCGGTCAAGCGCAGACGGTCGCGTGCCTGGTGAACCCGTGGATTCGCGCGTTCTCGACGACGCGCATCGCGTCTGTCGTCGCGCTGATGAACGCGATCCTGGCGTCGGCGCTCGCGTTTCATTGGCCCCCGATCACGCCCGATCAGCAGGCGGCGATCGTTGCGCTCGCGAACGCGCTCGCGGTGTTGGGTACGGCGTTTTACGATCCGCGTCACCCGCTGGGCGGAAGCGGTGTCAGCGGGACGTGAGCGTCCACGAGAAAACCCCCTTGCGGGGGTTCGCTCGAGCTCGCTTGTTGTCGGGCTCAGATGCGGAAGTCGATCGAGCCGTCTGCGCGGACCGCGCCCGAGTAGTTGCGCCCGTCCTCGTGCCAGTCGACACGCGGCATCCCGATACGCGCGTCGTACTCGATGGCGAAGTCGGCGATGTACGCGACGGGCTCGCAGCGCTGCGCGGCGCGACACGCGGCGTCGTAGGAGGCCTGATGCGCTCGCTCGCACTCGTTGATCGTTTCGACTTGCTCGACGGTGAACCCGGTGGCGTTCGCGGTGCGGGTGTTGTGGTAGGCCTGGATCGCGTTCTGCATGACGGTCCTTTCGGGTTGTGGGCTCGACGACTGCATAGGTCAAATCTAGCTGCGACAACGGACGTTGTCAAGGGGTTTGCGTGACGGACGTCGAGCTCGTCAAGCCGCGCGTCTGGCATGTGCCGCCGTGCTCGAGCTCGCTCGGCGACGAAGCGGTCGCGTTCGCGCGTCGTATCGGGATGTCGCTTGATCCTGAGCAGGAGTTGATCTTGAGGGGGTCGCTCGGGGTCGGCGACGACGGGCGCTGGCAGACGCTCGAGGTTGGCGTCAACGTGCCGCGTCAGAACGGGAAGGGCGAGGTTCTGCTCGCGCGCGAGCTTTTCGGTGCGTTCGAGCTCGGCGAGCGGCTCGTCATCCACACGGCGCACGAATTCAAGACGTCGGCGGAACACTTTCAGCGGCTCGAGGACGTCGTCCGTAACTGCCCTGAGTTGCACGCGCGGATCAAGCGCAGCGACACGGGCAGGATCGTCGGCTACCGCTACTCGCACGGCGAGGAGTCGATCGAGCTACAGACGGGCGAGCGGATCGAATTCAAGACGCGGACGAAGTCGGGTATGCGCGGTTTCGCCGGGGTCGACTGTCTTGTGCTCGACGAGGCGATGATCATCAGCGAGTCGGCGCATTCGTCGGCGCTCCCGATCATCCGGGCGTCGTCGGCACCGCGGGGGCCGCAAGTCTGGCTCACGGGGAGCGCTGTCGATCAGGAGTCGATGGATCACGGCGTCGTCTGGACGCGGGTGCGCGAGCGGGGGCTCGCTGGCGACGATCCGATGCTGACCTATTTCGAGTGGTCCGTCGACGCCGATCATCCCGACGAGGTCAGCGACGAAACGATGCTCGATCCGGATGTGTGGCGGTCGGTCAACTTCGCGATCGTCAGGGGCCGGGTCACGGTGAAACACATGGAGTGGGAGCGGCGTTCGATGTCGCCGCGCGGCTTCGTCGTCGAGCTTCTCGGGGTCGGTGACTATCCCCCGACCGACGCGAGCGCTGATCAGCTTGTCGCGCTCGAGGATTGGCTTGCGCTCGAGGACACGGGCTCGGTGCTTGTCGACCCGATCTGTCTTGCGTTCGACGTGTCGCCCGATCGTCGCACCGCGATCGTCGCGGCGGGGTTGAACGAGCAGGGCCGTATGCATGTCGAAGTGATCCACGCGAACGCGGGCACGGGCTGGGTGCACGACAGGCTCGTCGAGCTTTACGACAAGCACGACGTCGAGCAGATCGTGTGCGACGGGTACGCGCCGAGCTCGGCGATCGCGCGTCGCGTCGACGAGGCGGGGATCACGGTTAAGCGGCTCGACACGCTCGAGTACGGAAACGCGTGCACGTTGTTCGTCGACGCGATCGGCGAGTCGTCGCTGCGTCACCTGGGGCAGGACGAGATGACGTCGGCGATCAGGGGCGCGAAGTCGCGGCCGCTCGTCGACCGCTTCGCATGGTCGCGGACGAAGTCGAGCGCGGACATCTCGCCGCTTGTCGCGGCGACGCTCGCTCACTGGTCCGCTGTCGAGAACAACGTCGGGACGACGGCGATCTTCTGATGGGGAGGCTTCGCGACTACTTCGCTCGCGGCTTCGCCGTCGACGAGCCGCACGTCGAGCGGGAAGTGACGCCGCTCGAGGGCACGAACGTATCCCTGTTTAACACGATCATCCCGGCGTTCTGGCAAGCGAACGGGCTCGGCGCGAGCTCGAGCCTGCTGCTCGGGACGCCCGAGCTCAGCGAGCGTGTCTGGGTCGCGGCGCGCTGTCAGCAGTTGAACGCGCAGCAGATCGCGTCGATGCCGCTCGAGTGGCACGGCTCAGACGGGACGACTGAGCCCGCCTGGGTGAGCTCGCCCGACCCGAACTGGTACCCGAACGGGATCGGGGACGCGCTGCACGCGATCGTCGATCAGATTTACGGCTGGGGCTTCTCATGTCAGTACGTCACCGACCGCTACGCCGACGGGTTCCCGCGAACGTGGACGGTGCTCAAGTCGTCGGCGATCTCGATCACGGGGGAGCGGGGAGCTCGTCACTACAAGCTCGGCGAGACCGATCTTGATCCGTCGCGTGTCGTGCAGATCGACCGCAACCCTGGGACGTCGCTGCACGGCTCGAGCGCGCTCGCCGCCTACGCTCAACAGGCCTGGGGTCTGCTCGCGGCGGGGAATCAGTCGATGACGGTCAGTCAGGGCGGCATCCCGACTGCGGTGCTCAAGTCGCAGCGGAAGCTCACCGAGGAGCAGGCGCAAGCGCTTCAAGATCAGTGGATGGCAGCGGTCGCGCGTCGCAACGGCGCGCCCCCGGTGCTCCCGCCCGAGCTCGACTTCGACGTGCTCTCGGTCGACCCGGCGTCGCTGTCGCTGCTTGAAACGCAGGAGTTCAACGCGAAAGCGATCGCGACCGCATACGGGGTTCCCGCCGTGCTGCTCAACATGGCGCTACAGGGCGGGCTCACGTATCAGAACCCCGCCGCGCTCGGGGAAATGTGGTGGCGCTTCGAGCTCCGCACGACAGCGACCCGAATCGCGAACGCGTTCTCGGCGCAGATGCTTCCGCGCGGACAGTGGGTCAGCTTCGACGCCGCCGACACGTTCGCGCCGATCACCGAGCAGTCAGACGAGAACGACCCGCAGCTTTCGCAAGTCGCGAAGGCGTCGCCGACGCAGCAGCCGTCGGCGCAGTTGACAGCGATCGGAGGATCGAGGACATGAGTACGACCGACGACAGTCTCGAGCCCGTCACCGACGCCCCCGAAAGGGGCGTCATTCGTAGGGTTTACGCCGCCGAGATGCGCGCCGGGGACGGGCGCACGGTTGACGTTCGAATCGTCCCGTTCGGCGAGCGCGCGATGGCGAACGACGGGCTCGGCGGCGTCGCGGCGGGGGTGCCTTACGACGAGGAATGGATGCCCGGTTGCTTCGATCATCAGTTGAACGCGGCGAACCGGGTGCTCGCGAACTTCGAGCATCAGGCGGGGATCGGCGGCGTCGTCGGGCACGGGCTTTCGCTGCACGCCGAAGCTGACGGCTACCACGGCTCGTTTCGGATGCACGAAACATCCGACGGCGAGAAAGCGCTGATGCTGATCCGCGAAAACGTGCTCGGCGGTGTCTCGCTCGAGGCTGTCCCGGCGAAGTCGATCAGGACCGCGACCGGGATCGTGCAGCGCGTCAAGGCTCATCTGCGCGCGGTCGCGTTCTGCCGAACCCCGGCGTTCGACGGCGCGCGCGTGCTCGCCGTGCGCGAGCAGCAGTTGATCGACGCCGAGCTTCTCCCCTACGACATCGACGTCGAGCTCGTCGAGCGGTTGCGAGCTCAGAACATCGCGCTTCCAGACCGCTACGCGGCGCACCCCGCAGACACGGACACCCCGTCAGACGACGGCACCCCCGACGAGAGCGGCACCCGCCCTGACCCCGATACATCGAGTCAGGAGGACTAGCAGCTATGCCGACGCCGACCGAGTTGCGGCTTCAAAGCCGCGTTGATCGGGCGGAGCTAATCCGCAACAAGCACGAAGCGCTCATCGCTGAGCGTGGCGACGGGAATCTGTCCGACACCGACAAGGATCAGATTCGGCTTTACCGGGAGGAGTCAGCCGAGCTCGCGACCGAGATCGAGGGGCTCTCGGCTGACGTCGACTCGCACAACCGCGCGATCGAGAAGTCGAAAGAGATCAGGCGTGCGATGCTCGGCTCGCTCGACGGCGTCGACGAGGACGGCGACGGTGTCGTCTACCGCACGATGGCCGCGTTCGCGCGTGACGTGATCCTGACGCGCGACTCGACGATCGCTTCGAAGATCGCGACGCAGTTCGGCGATCCCGCCGGGATCGACGCGGCACGGACGCGGCTCGAGCTTCTCAAGCGAACCCCCGCGAACACGCTGAGCTCGAACGTCGCGGGCCTTACCCCGGCGCAGCACATCTCGCAGATTTTCCAGGTGATCGACGACAGCAGGCCGCTCGTCGCATCGGGTCAGCGGGACGAGCTCGTCCGGGGGCAGTTGACGTACCCGAAGGTGACGACGCGACCCGTCGTCGCGGTGCAGTCGTCTGAGAAGACCGAGGCAGGCAACACGGGGATGGTTATCGACATGCAGACCGCGACCGCGTCGACGTATCTCGGCGGCGGCGATCTGTCGTGGCAGGCGGTCAACTGGTCGACCCCGAACGCGCTCGATCTGTGGTTCAGGCTCGCCGCAGCCGACTACGCGCTCAAGACGGAAACGGACGCGGCGACCGTCGTGTCTGCGTCGGGGTTCCTATTCAACATCTCATCGACGATCGGCGCGACGCCGACGTTCGCGGAGATGATGACGGCGATCGCGGCGGGTGGCGGTGACGTTTACGCCAACTCGGGTCGCATGGCGGACACCGTCTACATGGCCCCGGACCGCTACTGGTACGCGCTCGGTCTGACGTCGAACGCGGCGCTGTCGTTCGGGCAGACGGGCGCGCTCAACATCAACGGCGAGCAGCGGTCGCTCAACGTCGTTGTGTCGCGTGGGCTCAACGCTGGCGAGATCATCGTCGGCGACTCGAGCGGTCTGCTCGTCGCGGAGACACCCGGCGCGCCCGTCGAGCTTCGGGTTGTCGAGCCCGCGATCGGTGGGTTCGAGGTTGGGATCATCGGCGCGTTCGAGGCTGTCGTCGTCGACGCTGGCGCGTTCGCGTCGGTCACGACCGCGTCCTAAGCGCGTTGACGTCGGGGAGGGCAGGCAGCGGCTTCGTCTGTCCTCCCCGCGTCGTCGACGAGGGAGAACGCATTGAGTGATTTCACGGGATACGAGCCGTCCGAGATCGAGAAAGTCGAAGCGGTCCTCGATGGCGACGCGTCGACGGCGATCGAGGTTTACGAGCAGACGCTTCCGTTCTCGGAGCGTGCGCTTGCGGCTGTCGCGGCGCTTCGCGCTGGGGGCGGGGGCGGCGGCGAGGC